TAGTACCTTTGCCCATCCTGGACGACCCCATTGTTCAATAGCTTTACAGCCAGAATCACGGGCAAATTGTTCCACTGTAGGGAACACCTTAGATTGTTCTTCAAAGTCACTACCAGAAAAAGCAATGATGTGAAGTGTTTTGTGTTGAGAGTATTGTAAGTATTGAGTGAGACCAACACCAATAATATTTAAACCATCATCTACTACCGCCCAACATTGAACATATTCATTGAGGATCTTCTTAAGATAGTCTGTAAGTGATGATTCTCCTTGGCTATGCTCAATTACTTTACTCAGGTATACTGAGATAACAGACCAATGTTGAACTGTCTGGTCGGGGGTTAGTAGAATTATTTTCATATTGTTTATGTTGGAGGTACTGGCCACACTACGTTAAGTGGATATCCAGATTGCTGGGGTATATCACGAAGTTGTTGACGATAGATTGCCCAAGCCTCTTGTTGTTGTTGTGTTAATGGTCCATTAGGAATTTGAGTCCAATCAGAAGATAACAAAAGCTCTTGCCTATTAGATAAAATTCTTTGTTGAGCAATAATTATTTTTTGTTCAATATCACAATCTTCCCATTCCCTTTTAGAATAATTAAATTTGTATTCAAGTCCAGGTGATTGTGGAATTTCAAAATCAATCTTAGTAAAACCAATTTGGTCTATATTGCTTTCAATAATTTGAACAATATAACCATCAAGCAATTTTGCGTATTTCATCTTTTTGTACCTAATGTATAGAAGTAATTTCCACTTGTTCCTACTGAGTATGTTTGAGTATCTTGTGGGAAAAAATAGAGAGTTTCGCTAGTTACTGCAGGATAATTTATTGCAAATTTAATTTCATAATTACCTGTAGGTGGTGATTGAACATATATAACTCCATTCATTCTATAAGAAGTTCCTGAATTAGGAGGCTTTACAAGATTATAGGTTCTTACGATAGTTCCACCAACCGATATTTGAAGCGGAAAAGTTACACTTGCAGCATTTGCATTACTAATAGCACAATCAATTGCAAAAATAATTACAGCAGGGCTACCACTAGTATTTGTTGTTGCAGATAAGAAAGATTGATCCCCAATATAACCAGTCATTGTAACGGTAGAGGTAATTTGAGAAAACACAGGAACAGTAACTGCATCTAAATTAATATTCCCTGTAGCAACTACGTTACCATTAAGGTACATAGCACTTCCGTTAAAAGCAATATTAGTAGATGAATTACCTAAAGCAAATGTACCAACACTATTCATAATAGCGCCAGAGCCTGTCATTGAAGTTCCAGATAATGCTGGACTTGTTCCTACAGTCAAAGAAGTTGCAACGCCAAGGACACCTGCAGCTATTTTATCAGCAGTAATTGTTCCTGCGGCAATGTTATTAGCGGTAATAGTATTAGCCGCAATATTATTAGCAGTAATTGTTCCTGCTGCAATATTACTGGCAGTAATAGTGTTAGCTGCAATATTACTGGCAGTAACTGTTCCTGCTGCAATTTTAACACCGCTAACAGCACCATCAATAATGTTACCATTAGCAACGATATTACCATTAAGACTTAATACTGAACCGTTAAATGTAACGTTGGTTGTTGGATTACCAAGGACAAATGTGCCATTAGAATATAAGTGAGTGCCTGAACCAGTCATTGTTGTGCCGCTAAGACTAGGGGCAGAGCCAACAATAATCTCACCTGAGGTAAGTGTACCCATGTTAGCAGAAAGAGCCGCAAGGTTTGCTACAGTAATCTTATCTGAAGTAACAGAGCCAGCCGCAATCTTATCTGATATAATAGCACCAGCTTCAATTTTAACAGACGTAATAGCTTGAGCCGCAATAGCTTGAGCACCAATAGTAAATGCCGCAATGTTAGCGCCTGTAATAGTGTTAGCAAAGATCTTGTCGCCTGTAATTGTTCCTGCTGCAATGTCTGCTGCAACAATAGCCCCAGCTGCAATCTTACCCGCAACAACAGAGTTAGCCGCAATAGCGTTTGCTGTAACAGAATCAGCCGCAAGCTTATTAGCAACAATAGCTCCAGCCGCAATAGTATTTGTTGTTACTGCGTCTGCGGCAATCTTACCTGCTACAACTGCATTAGCACTGATCTTATCTGATGTAATAGCATTGGCTGAAATCTTATCTGCTACAACCGCATTAGCCGCAATCTTATCTGCAATAATTGCATTAGCAACAATCTTAGGGGATGTAATAGAATCAGAAGCAATCTTTGTTTCTGTAATAGCTGCTGTAGCAATCTTAACCTCAGTTATTGCACCAGCAACAATATTAGCCGCATTTACTGTATCAGCTTTAAGATTACCTAAAGTATTATCTAACGCAGCAAGACTTGTTTTATTAGCAGTAATAGCGCCATCAAGTACTTTTAAATTATTTACCGCATTGTTAACAATTTGTGCTGTATTTACTGTGTCTGGATTAAGAAATCCAGTAAGTGGGCTAAGAGCAGCTACGTTAGTCTTAGCCGCAGTAACTGCACCGTCAAGAAGTTTTAAGTTAGTTACCGCATTGGTAGCAATTTGAGCCGCAGATACTGTGTTAGGTCTTAAGTCTCCAAAGGCTTGGTCAAGAGCCGCTACGTTAATTTTTGTAGCAGTCACGGCATTAGCGGCAATCTTAAGTTCAGTAACCGCATTATTCATAATCTCATTAAAAGAGATTGTAGATGGAGGAACAACAATATCTAAGTCAATAGCGTTACCATCATCTTGTTTCCAATGATAGTCTGGAGGAGAAGTGTTAACAGCGAACTTAATCTTTCTACCACCAAGAATAAGGTAATACAAAAAGTTAATAGTACCAAATGGAAATATAGATTTATACCAAGTGTAGTCTGCTGGATTAGTTGATTCAACAGAAGAGCTACTATTAAAAATACCAAAGAAAAGTTTAAGAGTAGGTGTGTTAGAAAAGCCTGTGCCTATATTGTCATCAGCATACTTAACATGGATATACTGGTAAGTATAAGAACCCGGATCTCCAGCTGGAAGATTAGGATTAGACTCAGTACCTCCAGACAATCCATCAATATTTAAACTTAGATCAAACAAATAAGCATCAAGCTCTTTATCCCCTGTAATAGGTGGATTAAACATTATTACCTCCTGTCTGCTGGTCTAACATCAAACGATATCATTGGTAGTCTCCAATAATCTGTTGATGTAATATATAAGTTCATTACACGACCATTAGTTCTGGGGTCTACCTTGTAGCCCTGTGATTTTTGATTATTAGGTAAGAATGTAAATACATCCTCTGCGGTATATGTTGGTTCATCAATATAATTATTTTGACCACGTACTTTAATACTAATACTTGCTGTTGAAGATACTTTATCAAACAGAGGGTATATTGAATTAATAAGGGAGCTAGCTGTTAAGTCTCCTGTATTAATCTTCTTTGATACATAAGAGTTATATGGAACAAAGGTAGTACCATTGTACATAAGATAAGCATCATTAGTGATTAATGTTTGTGTGCTGGTAGTTGTAAACAACAACTCTTGTTTAGCATACACAAAAGTACTATTTAAATTCTGTGGAGCATTAAACGCATATGTAACGCTAGCTAATTGTCTCTTTGTCCATGTATTATTTTTATAATTAAAGATAAGAGCTTCGTTACATACTGTAGAAGATCCTTTAGGATAATTAATCCAGATCTCTTTATAGAATGGATTACGTACTACGTGTACCTTATTGATTTGTGCTTTATTTAAATTATTAAAGAAATACTTTTTAATTCTGAAGTCAGCAATAGATTCAATATTACCTGAACCATTGTGAATATAAATATCATTACGATCTACAACAAAGTGGTTACCATCAAACTCACATACACAATCTACACCAAGAATACCATAAGACTTTGAGTATGGGGTTACTTTAGATACTGTTCCAATAGACAATATGTTAATACTGTCTTCAGAGTAAATAAACATGTTACCCCTAAGGTCAAGCATATCAAGTACTTGAGAAGTAGAGCTTAGTTCAAATTCATCAGCTGTGTCTGTTGTAGTTCCGGGTTGCCATACTTGAGGGATATTACCTGTGGGAGCCTGAACAGACACACGTACTGTGCCTGGGGCATAAGTTATAATACCGTCTTGTGTTAATGTTAAATTAGCGGCTACCAGAGAATAATTAAATGATCTAATAACTCGAGCTGTTACAGCAAGACCCGCAACATAATTCCAACCCGGAAGAGGTTGAAAGGTTGATCCTGCTGAAGGACTACCATACAGGCAGTACAAAGGTGTTGTTTGACCGTTGTTTACAATAATAGCAAAGCCACCGTTAAATTGTGTACCTTGCCAATCACTATTGTCATACACTACGTCTGCTGAAGTAAACATATTTGATGTATTACCAGCAGCATCTACTCGAACGATAGCTCCATTCTTAGCAAAGATATTATATCCTTGATCAGGTCTTTTCCAATGAATACCATAGTTAGGAGCAATAGCTACAGTCCTGTATGCTGCTT